ATGGAAAAAGGATATAAATGATTTTTATGTAAAACATGGATATGTAGAAACTTACTTAGGATTTAGATATACTGGTTTGATGGATAAAAAGCAAACGACGAATTANCCTATTCAGGGAACAGCATTCCATATTTTGCTATGGTCTATTAACCNTATTCAGGACTTTATAACACGAAACAAACTTANATCTTANTTGTGTGGACAAATACACGATAGCTGTATTTTCCAATGGCATCCAGANGAAAAAGATTTTCTNTTAACAGAAATGCAGAAGATATGTTCCGAAGATGTACGAAAAGAGTTTGAATGGATAAATGTGCCTTTTGGTATAGATGTNGAATTGTCTGCGATCAATGGTAATTTTGCAGAAATGAAACAACACAAACTGGTGAATGGTATTTGGTCACCAGTAACTACTTAACGGAGGAAACCAATATGTCTAATGCGCTACCTTTGAAGTACAGACCATCTACTTTTGCAGAGGTGTACGGTAATAACTCAGCTATAGTGGCTGTAGAGTCTATCTTGAAAAGACCAATACAAGATATTCCCAAAGCATGGTTGTTTACAGGGGAATCTGGTTCAGGGAAGACCACTATGGTAAGAATAATCAAGGAGGCACTTAAATGTTCCGATACTGATTACCATGAATATAATGCGGCAAATACCAATGGTGTAGATACGATCAGGGAGATAAATGCCACATCCAGATTATCCCCCATGTCAGGGCCAGTAAAGGTTATCCTCCTTGATGAGTTCCATATGGCGACGTCCCAGGCCCAACAAGCAGCACTGAAAATGCTTGAAGATGCCCCTAAAAAGACATTCTTTTTTCTTGCCACAACAAACCCAGAAAAGTTATTGGCAGCGGTAAAAACAAGATGTACCACGGTAAACATGAAATCTTTACCATCTAATGTTGCCTACGCTCTTGTTAAAGACATCTCTGAAAAAGAGAATGTGGATATGCCCCCATCAATATTAAAGGCAATATCCAAAGCATGTGGAGGGTCTGCAAGGGAAGCAGTTAAACTACTTGACCAGGTTATAGACGTAGAATCCGAGGAAGATGCTATTGATTTGATAGAGAAAACCATCTCTTGTGATACTTCTACAAGGGAATTATGTCAAGCATTGATGCAGAATCAACCGTGGAAAGTGTTATCGGGGATATTGAAGAACATTGATTCTGATGCAGAATCAGCAAGAAGAAGTATCCTTGGNTACTTCACTAAAGTATTGTTGGATAAAGGAGATATTGCTTCTGCTATGATACTGGAAATGTTTGCAGAAAATTACTATGATTCTGGAAAATCTGGTCTCGTTCTGTCTTGTTATTCAGTTTACCAAGAACTTAACAGGCAATAAGGGGAAGAAAATGATTTGGTTGCCAGACAAAATGTATCATTTATGCCCATGGATTTGTTTATCGGTGGCGGTAATTGCACATTTTCTACCACCTACTATCGTGAAACTTTTATGCCAAGCCTACTTATTTGGCTATTCTACCTATATTTTCTACAAACGGTTAACTACCACTGGAGCTTAAAATGGAACTGATAAAACAAAGCCATAAGATTTGGGGGAGATGTCCTTCTGATGTACAAGAAGCATTGAAATGGATTGAGCGGGCTGGTAGGATATGCTATGCCTCTGAAGATAAAATTACTGAAGATTCCGCTCTGCCATTTATTCAGAACCTCATTGATAAGGGACATTTGAGCGTGTTGGAGCACTCAGAAATTTCAATAAGAATGCCTTGGGCAAGTAGGTACATAATCAATTGGGATTATTCCTATGATACGAAACTTATGTCAAGCGTTGGAAATTTAAGGGCTGTCATGGAACTGTACCCAACAACTGACGGTAAAAATACTTTCTTTCAGGCATGGGTGGATGGTACATTTAATGGATTTATTGTACCACCCCCAAAAGAATGGGAACGCTATACAGTAGAATTTACCACAAATAGAGCAATGACCCACGAGCTTGTGCGGCATCGTCCTTGCTCGTTCAGCCAACAGAGCCAGCGGTATATCCGTTACGGTGACAAAAATCCTATGCAGTTCATTGAACCAGTAGGTTTTCAAGACTGGTCTGATGAATCCAAAGAACGCTTTGTGGGGTCATGTATGGTAAGTGAACTATACTACGTGAATCTATTAAATGGTGGCTTAAAACCACAACAAGCCCGTAATGCTCTGTCTAATGCTTGTGCCTCTAAGATAGTAGTTACTGCTGATCGGAAAGAATGGGAACTCATTTTCGGTTTACGATGTGGAGGTGGGGCTGATCCACAAATGATAGATTTAATGACCCCAGTAAGGGAGGAGATGTTGCAATTATGGGGTGAGTAATGAACGAAAAACAAACATGGGGGATTAATTTTTGTCCTATTACCAACAATTTACCAACTACTATGGACAGCAAATCCTTCAAACGGTTATGTAAATTCTACAAGAATGGTGAGAAGAAACCATGGAACTATAAGAATATTCGGAACATCTATGAAGATCACTGCAAAAAATGTGGTGGGAAATGTCCTCCTGAACTCACGATTGTTAACAATAACGGAAGGATAGAAGATTAAGATTGACAATGCTGTCAATTCAGAGTAAACTTACAGGTAAGATAAATAAGAATTTTCATTTAACAGAGGAGGGGAACATGGACATTAAAACCGATTTACAGATAGACAAGCACAATCTTGATATAGCTTGTTTACAACAAGCCATGCTGTATAGCAAGTACAGTATGGAACTGGCAGAAATATCATTTGCCAGAGACACCATGAAAGAGCAACTGGAAATCCTCAAAGCAGAAGTTGATGGAGAAGTACGATCTTCCCCAGAGGAATATGGTCTTCCTGCAAAGCCAACTGAAACAGCGATTAAGAATACGGTAACTTGTGATTATCGTGTTGTGGAGTTTACCTCTCTATTCCTTGCAAAATCAAAAGAGTACAATATTTTGATGGGAATAAAGATTGCTTTAGAACATAAAAAATCAGCTTTAGAATTATTAGTTAAACTTTACGTTTCTGGGTACTACGCAGAAACAAAGGTCAGCACAGGGGACAAAAAGGAAGTAGAGGAAGTGGAAATAGCAGAGAAGTTAAATTCTAACCCAAGGTTACAAAAACGGAGAATCAAGAATGGCTAAAAAATCAAGGTTTCGGGAATCCGGCGGATACTCAGAAGAGTTGAAAACGCGGACTGAGGAAGCAGTAGGTGGCAATTACATCACCATTTTCAAAAAAGGAGGCAATCTTCCTTTTTGGAAAGACGTTGAGGGAGACCATGCTTTAGATATTATCCCTTGGATTTCCTCTAAAAACCACCCTAATTATCCAGAGGGCAAGCATGTTTATAAGGTTGAGCTTTGGGTACATAAACGGGTTGGTACTGAGAAAGGGGATTACATCTGTCTCCGTAATTACGGAGAGGACTGCCCATTATGTGATGCAAGAAATGAAGAACTATCGAAAGAGTTTCCAAGGAAGAAAGTAGCAGATGCCTTAAAAGGCAGCCAGAGATGCCTGTACAATGTAGTGGTGTACACCGATAACCAAGAGGATAAGGGCGTTCAGATTTGGGAAGCCTCTTCCTATCTTGCTGAGAATCCATTCAAGGAGACAGCAAAGAATAAAAGAACTGGTGAGCGAATTGCTTTTGCTGATCCAGACAAAGGAAAGACTGTCACTTTTACCGTAAGAGGGAAAATGACAGCAAAGAAGATTGATGGTATTGTTTTTGAAGACCGTCCTGATATTATTTCTGATGAAATTTTGGATGAAGCAGTCAATATTGAGGATTTTCTGGAAAAACCATCTGTAGAAGTATTGGAAGCTATAGCCAAAGTAGTATTAGGAGGAGGGATGGATGACAGAGAAGAAGAGCCAGACCCACCAAGAAGGCGACGATCTACAGAGCCAGAGCCAGAGCCAGAAGAAGAAGAAGAAGAAGAGAAACCTGCTCCTCGACGCAAGCGTCCAGAGCCAGAA